CCATTTGCTGCCGCCGCGCGCAAGGCGTGCTTGCCGCATTGCCTGCAGATGCTCAGCAAAAAGATTATTCCCAGCTGGGAAAAGAATGGGCAAAGAAATACAACCCGCACTATAAAAATCGCGACTAAACGCATGAAGAAAGGATGATTGGAATGCCTGGATTCGTAATCGGAAAATCTTTTAACCTGGGATATCCAGGGAATGTTTCGCGTAGCGCGGATGCGATCATTGATAATCGTGTGGTAAAGCCATCCGACACGGAAAACATCAACTTCGGCGATCCAGTTGTGCTGAACGCTGACAACACATATTCCAAATTCGGCGCAACTGGCACAGCAGACACATTCGGCGGCATTGCCGTTCGCGAAGTGAAGCAGAACACTGACTATTTCAACGTGCAAGGCTTTTATAAGCCTGGCGAACCTTGCGATGTACTTACGCGCGGTACAGCTACGGTAGTCTGCAATGTCGGAACTCCAACAGCCGGCGGCAAGGTGTACATTCGCATTGCCGAAAATGCCGGGATTCCTGACGGTGTTGTCGGTGGCTTTGAAGCTGCGGCAGACGGCACAAATACTGTTGAAATTCCGAATCTGAAATGGACAACCGGCAAAATGGATGCGAACAAAGTCACTGAAGTTACCATTTTGAGCCGGGTAAATCCGTAATAAAGGAGGGTACACAAGATGAACTTGGCAACTCAATCTTCTCAAAAAGTATTTTCCGTGCCAGTGGCCGGCGGACCCATGATGATGAATGACTCGGCCATTAGCTCTGGTTTGGCGTTCTTGAATGCAGAACTGGAAAAACGCGACCCGCGGCTGCTGGAACCGCTGCAAAGCGTGACCTGGACCCGCGATATCGTGGCAAAAACCGGCGGTGGATGGGTAGAGTTCACTTCCAACTACTTCGTTGATTACGCAACGTCTGGCGGTAACGAGGGCGGCATCATTGGAGGGGAAACGAACGACATCCCGATCATGCAAGCTAACATCGCTAAAGACGTTTGGAAGGTCTTTACCTTCGCGAACATCTTGAAAGTTCCATTTGTTGATCAATCAAAACTGCAAGGGATTGGCCGCAGTCTTGACGACATCCTTGACAAGGGAATCCGACTTAACTACAACAAGTCGATCGACAATCTGGTTTATGTAGGCTTGCCCGCAATGAGTGTTTATGGTCTCGTGAATAATCCGGACGTAGTTGCTATGGCGGCTCCAAACGGTGGGTCTGGTACGTCAACCTGGCAATCGAAAACGCCGGACGAAATCCTGGATGATGTCAACTCGATCATTGTCGAGACTTGGACAGCATCTGAGTACGACCTGACCGGTATGGCGAATCACATCTTGATCCCGCCGAACCAATATGCGTACCTTGTTGGACGAAAAGTCAGCGATGCAGGGAACATTTCGATCTTGCAATTCCTTCTGGAGAACAACATTGCTCGCAACCAGGGCGTGGATCTGGTCATCGCTCCTTCCCGTTGGTGCACCGCGGCAGGAACCGGCGGCAAAGACCGCATGGTTGCCTATGTGAATGACGAGGATCGCATCCATTTCGACATTCCCGTTCCGCTCAGCCGCGTAATGACCCAACCGCAAGTGACGGAGATGGCCTATCTTACAGCATATGCGGCGCAGCTGGGACAAGTCAAAGTGCTGTATGACACCTGCATCCGTTACATGGATGGAATCTAAGGAGGCTAGAGATAATGCGTATCTTTTCAAAAAAAGCGTTTAAATTCGATCATCCGGCAGGCCAAGAGCCTGCCGTGATTGTTCGCGCCAACGAATTTGCTACGGTTCCGGATTGGGTAAAACATTCTGCTATGTTCAAATTGGCGAGCGAAGCCGAGCAGGTTTCGATCATCGAAACCAAGCAGGATGAGAAGGTTGCAGAAGCTGATACTGATACTGCCAAATCGCAAAAAGGCGGACGAAAAAAGGCTGACGGCGGCGAAGAAAATGAAACCCAATAGAACCGGGTGAGATTATATGTCAATCGCGAACAATCTCAACTTCAGCATCGCGGGGTTAATAGGGGCTGCTTCCAATATCAGAACTGGGAGCAATCCCCCTTTCACCTACGATGATTTCCTCACGATGTATCCACAATTCGGGCCGGATGCAAACGGCAACTATGTCGTCCCGCAAGAAATTGTACAGATGTACATTGACCTGGCGAATGCATGCATCCTGGAAGCGCGATGGCACGCATACTGGAAAGTGGCGATGGGTTGGTTTATCGCGCATTTTCTAACGCTTTACGTACAGGGTACAGCCGACCCGAATAGTGGTGCCGCGGGTGTTTTGAAAGCCGGAGAAGCCAGAGGGTTGGTCACATCCAAATCTGTCGGTGATGTGTCGGTAAGTCGAGACTATTCTACAATCGCAAATGGTCTTGATGGTTGGGCTGGGTGGAATTTGACGACTTATGGACAACAGCTTGCGACGATTGGCCGGCTTGTCGGCAAAGGCGGCATGTATGTCTACTGAGGAGGAGCCGTTCAATGTTCGGTGTTTTGGCAAAAGTAACATCAGCTATCGACACAACCAATACGTTGAAGCAGATTTTGGACGACTTGGCCAAAAAGCAGGTGTATGTCGGCATTCCGGAAGGTTCTGAACGACCAGACGATAAGGGTCAACCTATCACAAATGCGGAACTCTTGTACGTGCAAAGTCACGGCGTTCGTCGAAAGGAAATGCGCGATGAGATGAACCCGAAAGTAGAAAGCGGAGAAATGCCATACAGCAAAGCGTATCAAATGTGGTTGCAAACACATGGTTCTCCGCTTTGGCAGATTCCGCCTCGTCCGGTTCTGGAACCAGCCATCGAGCATCATAAAGGCGAAATAGCGGGCCAACTCAAAAAAGCCACAGACATGGCCTTGAACGGCGGCGACCCTGAGCCTGAACTGCACAAAGCCGGGATGATGGCACAAAACTTTGCCCGGGGTTGGTTCACGAATCCGGCGAACGGTTGGCCTCCGAATGCGCCTGCAACCATTGAGCGAAAAGGAAGCGATAGGCCGCTAATCGATACCGGCGAACTCCGTAAGGCAATCACCTATGTGATCGAGGAGGGATGATGGAATGATCAACGTCAGCGAGGTCATCACAGATCCTGATTTTGCCCAGTCTTTCCTCGTCCATCGAAGAACCGGCAAATGGGTAAATGGACGTTGGCAAGAAAATATGACGGACATTACCCTGCTCGGAGTCATAACCGTGGCTGATCCAAAAACGCTGGAACAGCTGCCAGAAGGGGACCGCGTAATCGGTTTGATGTGTTTTTATGCGACTGTGCCCATTTATACCACCCGCGACGAAGGAACCTCTGATCAGATCAAATGGCGTGGCGAATGGTACAGGGTAAAACAGGTGTTTCCGTATGGTGATTACGGATATTACAAGGCTGTTGGCGAGAGGATGGCAGGATGGCAGGTGATTAGATGGCCGATATTGCACTTACGCTTTCAGATATCGAGAATATCTTTTGGCGCTTTACGATACAAAGTCTTGGCCTTGATCCTACTGCAGAAACAAATCAAAACCGAATCCGCATTGGATACCCATCAGAAGGAGCGCCAGCTTGGAAGCGCACAGATAATGTAGGGTTTATCCTGGTGACAACGGTCAGCGATCCCATCACGCAACAAACGGAAATTTCTTATACCCGTGAGACACAGGAAACGGCGAGGCTTTCAGCTAGTTATACGCGGGTTATCCAAGTCACCTGGACATTTTATGGTCCATCCAGTTTTGACGATGCCGACAAGGTACGAAATGGTTTGTATACAAACCCGTCGCTCTTTTCTCCCCTAGCTTTGGTGACGAACGTTCCTGCCCCATTCCGGCTGCCTGAATTGTACTCCGGCCAATGGTGGGAACGTTCAAGTTTTTCTGCACAGTTCAATGAGAAAGTCGTCCGCACTTCGACTATTAACTACATTAAGTCTGCAGAAGTACAAGTTATTCCGGATAGGTAGGTGATTAATTTGGCACAATCACTTGATAACATCGTGGAAGTGAATGTAACGGTATCGCCAATGGCGCAAACAGCCGGCACATTCGATATTGGTTTAATTGTAGGGCCATCGACAGTAATTTCAAAAACAGAGCGTGTGAGAATCTATTCCGGTTTGGAGGATATGGATGCGGACGGTTGGACAGGTACAGAACCGGAATATGCGGCTGCCACACTCTATTTTAGCCAGGATCCTGCTCCATCCATGGTGGTAATTGGCTGTTGGGATGAGACCGGCGGCGAAACAGCAGTCGATGCAGTGAAGGCATGCCGTGCTGCCAATAGCGATTGGTATGCCTGCTATGTAGTAGATGTTACTGCAGATGAAATCGAAGCGATTGCTGCGACTGTAGAAGCCATGAAACCAGATTCGGCGTACTTCTACACAACCAGCGACGCCGACGTAGCAAACGGAACCGCTGGTAACGTCATGGAAACGCTGAAAAATATGGGATATCAGCGCACCTTTGGCCTTTACAGCACAACCGCACATGCTGCAGCTGCCGTTATGGGATATGCAATGGGAGCGAATACTGGCGGTGCCAATTCCGCCTACACGCTGGCTTACAAGACGCTTGTAGGGGTGACGCCTGAACCTCTTTCCACAAATCAAGTGCAATATATTCTCGGCGTCAATGGGAATGTATTTACCTTATATGGCAAGAACTATCGCCTCCTCGTGCAAGGCACTATGGCGAACGGTGTTCATTTCGACGAAGTCCTGAATTTGGACATGCTCGCGGCAGAGATCCAGATCGGAGCTGTAAATGCGCTGGTCGGCGCTTCAAAGATCCCGCAAACGGAAGCTGGCATGTCACTTTTGATCAGCGCGATTGAAGAGCAATGCGAAAAATCTGTTACCCGCGGCGCTATCGCTCCCGGTGTATGGAATGCGGCTCCAATCCTGACACTGCAAAAAGGGGACATGCTCTCGAAAGGGTATCTTGTATTGGCCGAAAGCATCGCAAGCCAACCGCAGGAAGATCGGGAAGCCCGGAAGGCTCCGCCGATTTACGTTCCGGTGAAAATGGCGGGTGCTATTGAGCATGTCGTCATCAACGTTACGGTCAATCGCTAGAAAGGAGGAAAGATAGATGGCCTATACAACCTATAGCTTTGCAGATGTATCAATGGTGATTTCTCATCCTGCCGTCGGTCAGTATGTCGCGACGGGGGAAGGTATTGGCAGCATCACCACTACGATGACAACGGACAAATCAAGCCATGATGTAGCAGCAGATGGTTCGGTCATGGTGTCGAAGATCGTGGGGAACAACGGTACGCATACCATTTCTGTGCAGCAAACATCCGGGCTCAATAAGTGGCTCTTGAAGCTGTATAACTACTTGATGCAAGCACCCACGTCTGAATGGGCACAGATCAAAATCACGATTCGATCGCCCGCTATGCAGGATCTGATCCGCTCGACCGGCGTGTCATTCCAAAAGCTGCCTGATCGTCCATATCAAGCCCAAGGTCAACAGGTTACGTGGACGCTCATGGCTGCTGAAATTGATCAATCTGTTGCATAAAACAGAGCATCGAGGCTCTTTTTCTTTTGGAGGAGGAAATCGAATGCAAGCGCCTATCAAATACAAAGACGTTGAAGTTGCTGGCCGGAAATTTCGTATCAAGAAGTTTTCGGCCAGAGTTGGTTCTTTCATGATTCTGAAACTGACAACCATTCTAGCTCCGCTGTTTTCGAGCTTCAAAGTTGATCCAAACGTGAAATCTCCGGAAGATATCGAGATTGGAGATATCAATATCACTGGCATCATGAATCAACTGACCAACATTTCCGAGAAGGATTTCAACTACATTCAAGAGCAAGCCTTGCGCGTGTGTTTTGAACATCTGCCGGCCGGGTTATCACCTGTTCTGAACGAAAACGGCACATTCGGGGTTGAGGATCTCGAAGATAATACGGCGGCAGTGATGGCGCTCACAGTGCATGCTTTGGCATTCAACCTGACAAGTTTTTTTCAAGAGAGCGGTTTGCAGGGTCTGGTGGCGGACTTGATTTCGTCCCGGCAAGGTTAATCAACGTGGACGAGTTTTTATTTGCTCCTGTGATGGCCGGGCTATGGTCGCACAAAGATGTAGTTATGGATGTATTCGACATTGATGATCTGTTGGACGCTCACGAAATTCTTGAAGTCAAGGCGGAAAACAAACGCAGAGCAGAAATGGCAGCCAGATTGCAAGAAAGGGGGATGATGCCATGATCGGTGAAATTGTGAAATCATATTTGGTGTCGTTGGGATTCTCCGTTGACCAAAAATCATTTGAAGTAGCAGATAAAGCAATCGATGCGCTTGAAACGGGCGTGAAGCGATTCGCCGGCACTGCAATGAGGCAATTCGCTCTTGCAGGCACTTCCATTGTTGGGGCATTAGCAACCGCAAATATTGGCATTGCCACCTTTCTTGGCAGTTTGGCGAAGGCTGATCTGGAAGTTGAGAAGTTCGCGACACGAATGTGGATTTCCAAAGATGCCGCAGCTGAAATCAACAACACGCTAAAAGCCATGGACGCCACGTTTGAGGACTTGTACCTTAGCCCCGAATTGTTGAGGAACTTCCAACAATTGCGGGCAACGATCAACGAAATGAAGCCTCCGCCAGAATTTCAAAGCCAAATGAAATTCATTCGGTCGATCCAGTTTGAGTTTCAGCGCATGCGCCTCGAAGGGATGTATGCACTCCAATGGATCGGCTTTTATTTGTTTAAGTACCTGGAGGGGCCAATACGAAACATAAAAAGTGGCATGAAGGGTTTTAATGACGCGTTCACCAAAAACATGCCGCGATGGACGCAGCATGTGGCGCAGTTCATGAGTTGGATAGTACGACTGGGGATCGCTGCCGTGAAAGCCGGACGAGATATATTTGGGCTGTTCGCCAGGTTAGGCGATTATATCCCGGATAGGGTGAAGATGATCGGAGCAGCTTTGTTGGCGCTCGGACTGTTAATAAGAATGGGTCCAT